AGCAAGAGAAGAAGATTATTTAGCTGATAAATTAAATTATCTATGGGATAATAAATCAGAATGGAATGAAAGAACTAAAGCATGTAGAGATTTAATATTTAAATTTAATTCTATTGAAAACCTTGGTTCAAAATTTCTAATAGATGTTATAGCAATAGGCAAAAGAGCTAACAAAATAAACGCCATAGATACTATAACTAATTACTTCCCTGAGGCAAAAGAATTGAGAGAACAAGGAAAAATTATTATGTCCTCAGCTAATGGGACATTAAAAAAGACACCGTTAATAGTAGGAGATGACGGGAAGCAACAAATTTATAAAGCTCCTGTAAATACACTGGAGAGTTTTTTTGCATAGTAAAAGAATAGTAGTAGATTATGATGACACCATTGCTCTTAATAAAAATAGAGATTGGGTGAACGCTGTACCAAATACCCCGCTTATTAATAAAATGAATAAGTTATATTATGAAGGCTGGACAATAGATATATTTACAGCAAGAGGTTCTATTTCATGCAATACTAGAAAAGCTGCATCTGATAAATATAGAGATGGTATAGAAACCTGGTTGACAAAACATAAAGTTAAATATAATATATTGTCTTTTGATAAACCATTAGCAGCATATTATATTGATGACAAAGGTATTAGTCCTGAATTATTTTTAGAGACTGATATAAGACCACTCAAGGGTGGCTTGTCAGGTTCTGATATTTATACTGATGGTACATTAGTTCATAAGACAGATGCCCGTTCACATATAGTTCACCAATGGTTTCTTGATACAAAAGCAGTTACTTGTGTTCCCCACGTAGAAAGAGTAGTGGGTGAGACAATTACAATGGAATATATCCATCACAATAAAGATTATTTTAAAGATAATCATTTTATAGCTTTAGGTTTAATTCAAGATACTCTTGAAAAATATAAAACCTTACCAATTAAAAAAGAATATAATTTTGTAAGTTATAAAACAAGGATTGTCAAACATAATGAATTAGCCAAAGGTTTATTTTCTGAAGTTGTATTTAGTTTAGGTCAATATAATCTTGACCAAAGCTTTTCACATGGAGATTTTGGTATAACTAATTTCTTATTTAATGAACATAAGTTATGTTTAATTGACCCAATACCAGATATGTTTGGATGTACTGAATTAGATGCAGCTAAATTTTGTGCATCTCTCTGGATTAATAAATATAAACCTGAGATATGTGATTTAGCATTAAATGCTATGTCAGTATATAATAATATTAATATGACAAAGTTTAGAACTTTGGTCGCAGCAGAAATGGTGAGAGTTTATAAGTATCACCCAAACAAGAATTTTATAGAGGAGTGTGTAAGCGATGTTTTTAGATAGAGCTAAAATAGCAAATGAATTAGGTATACCCGTAGAAGAAGTTAAAATAGGATTTACTTGTTCGACATTTGATTTATTTCATGCCGGACATATAGTAATGCTACAAGAAAGTAAAAGCTTATGTGATTACCTTGTTTGTGGATTATTAACCGACCCAACAATTGACAGACCAGATACAAAGAAAAAACCAGTTCAAACTGCATTTGAAAGGTATGTCCAACTATCCTCTTGTCGGTATGTTGATGAGGTTATACCATTCTCAACTGAGCAAGAAATAATTGATATGGTTTTATCTATTCAGCCTGACATAAGAATAGTTGGAGAAGAATATAGAGATAGAGACCACACCGGAAAAGGTTTATGCCCAGTTCATTATAATAAAAGAAAGCATTCATTTTCATCAACCTCACTGAGAAAAAGAGTACAGGAAGCTAATGAAATGGGCTAGCATAGTACCTCTTATTGGAGGTGGAACCATAGCAATGGAAAATGTATTTGGCAAAAGGCCAGCATACATGATGTCATATAGAGAATTTGCAAATCATGACAGGCATTTAGTAGAACACTATAGGAAACAATGCCGTGACCCTGAAGATGGTGAAAACTATGTTCCTTATTATATATTAGAAGAACCACATATCTATCATGGTCAACAACAAGGTGAAAATGGAAGGTATGTTGATGTAGTTAATACTATATGTCCATGTGCTGGTCTCTCTTCTTTAAATGTTGCACCATCAGGTGAAGCAGAAATAAATGATTATATGGCTAAGACTGCAAAGCACATCTTAGAGCAAGTAAAGCCTAAGGTACTATGGGGAGAAAATGCTCCAAGGTTAGCTACCAAATTGGGCAAGCCAGTTGTAACTAAATTAAGAGCCTTAGCAAAAAAGAATGGCTATACATTTTCTTTATATAAAACAAAAAGCATATTACATGGATTAAGTCAAGTACGGGATAGGTCATTTTATTTCTTTTGGAAAGGAGATGCCATACCTATGTTTGATTGGTATGATAGACCTAATGAGAGAATAGAAGATTTAATACGTAGTGTTAAATATGATTTGGCTGACCCTATGTCACAGTTAACTAATGAAAGTACACCAAGTAAAGATGACTTGCATTACAAATATATATTAGAAGTATTGCATAATGGTATGAGCCATTATGATTTTCAAAAGACACTAGAAAGAAGTGTTAATGTTCAAGAATATGTTGAAAAACATAGTAATTATAATGATTATGCAGATTGGTTAGAAGGTTTTGGTGAAAATGAAAAGGCACACAAAGCAAGAGGTATGCAAAATAAATTAGCTGATGGTGGTAATATAATGAGACGTACTACTGAAATCCCATGTGATTTTATTGGAGCATTTGTTGCTCACCTACCTTTTAAATTAGCTCACCCAGATGAAGATAGATATTTGACATATAGAGAGGCAATGACAGTTATGAAATTGCCAGAAGATTTTAATCTTATAGACCCTAAAAAGAATTTAAATCATATATGCCAGAATGTACCAGTAACTACTGCTGAGGATATGGCACATAATATTAAAAGATTTTTAGAGGGTGGATGTGAAATGATATATGATGACTTTGTCATACAAGATAATAAATCAAAATCATTAGAAACTGAACCATTAACTTTAGATAAATTTATGTAAATCTATTTACTTTGCCTTAGTTTTATGATATAATAGTATATTAAATAGGAGATATAAATGACAACCGATGAACGAATAGTCCATATTAAAGTACTTCGCCAAGAAGTAGAAACTTTAACTAAAAGACTCAGGCCTAACGGCACAGGGTATTTACATACTACTATTGATACACTCAATAGTAGAATTGATGAATTGATTAAAAATGGAATGATTGATAAATCATTACCACCCAAAGGCTCTAGGTCTATGCAAGAAAAATATGGTCGAGCGGTTGAGACAGTATACAACCCAAGTAAGGAGATATAAATGGGTATAATGGATAAATTACAGAAGAATTCTAGGATTAAGGAGACTGATACTCTTGACAAATCCAAGATTTTTTCTAATCAAGAGATGGTACCAACAAAGGTTCCAATGATTAATGTCGCTTTATCAGGCGACCCTGATGGTGGACTAACCGCAGGACTAACAGTATTGGCAGGACCATCTAAGAATTTTAAAACTTCATTTGGATTATTAATGGCGGCAGCATACTTAGACAAATATAAAGATGCTGTTCTATTATTTTATGATTCAGAATTTGGCTCACCCCAGCAATACTTTAAGTCGTTCGGTATTGACACTTCCCGAGTACTCCATAGTCCCATTACTAATGTTGAGGAACTGAAGTTTGATTTAATTAACCAATTAGAGAATATCGAACGCAAAGATAAAGTCATTATTATGATTGACTCTATTGGTAACTTAGCTTCTAAAAAAGAATTAGATGATACATTTAGTGAGAAATCCGTAGCAGATATGTCAAGGGCAAAAGCTCTTAAAGGTTTATTTAGAATGACCACACCATATCTCACTATGAGAGATATTCCATTACTTGCTGTCAATCACACATACCAAGAGATTGGTTTATTCCCTAAGGCTATTGTAAGTGGTGGTACAGGTATTTATTACTCAAGTGATAATATCTGGATTCTTGGTAGACGACAAGAGAAAAAGGGAACTGAAATTACAGGCTATCACTTTATTATTAATGTTGAAAAATCTAGATTTGTTAAAGAGAAATCTAAGATTCCTATTAGTGTTACATGGGAAGGTGGTATTGAACAATATTCTGGTCTATTAGATTGTGCAATGGAAGGTGGCTATGTAGTTAAACCTTCTATGGGCTGGTACTCTAAGGTTGATAAAAAGACTGGTGAGATAGAAGATAAAAAGGTTCGTCAAGCTGAGACTCTTAAGGAATCATTTTGGAAACCTATCTTTGAGAATACAGATTTTAAAGAACATCTTAAACGTAGATATGAAATTGGCCATGCCGATATGATTAAAGTTTCCCACTTAGAAGAGGGGTGGGATGAAGATTGAAACATTAATCCTTAGGAACTTAATGTTGAATGAGGATTATACTAGAAGTGTAATCCCTCACATAAAACTTAAATATTTTGAAGAACCTTATAGAGCTGTCTTTAATGAGATAGTTTCTTTTGTCAATAAATTTTCTAAGCTACCAAGTGCTGATGCACTAAATATTGAATTAAGAAATAACCCTAAAGTTGGTTCTGATTCTTTAGCTCTTATTCCTGAAATAAGTGTTCAAAAGGGAGAGGAAACTGTTGAATGGTTAATAGAACATACAGAAAAATGGTGCCAAGATAGAGCAATCTATCTAGCAATTATGGATTCAATTAATATTATAGAAGGTAAGCATGAGACTTTAGATAAGAATGCATTACCCGAAGTATTAAGTGAAGCATTAAGTGTCAACTTTGATTTAAGAGTTGGCCATGATTATGTTGATGATTCAGATGCTAGATATGAATTTTACCATAGAGCAGAGGAACACTTACCATTTGACCTAGTAAAATTTAATGAGATAACCAAAGGAGGCTTAGTTAATAAGTCACTGAACGTGGCTCTGGCAGGTACAGGCGTGGGTAAATCACTATTTATGTGTCACGTAGCAGCCGGTGCTTTAACACAATTTAAGAATGTGCTATATATAACTATGGAAATGGCTGAAGAACGGATAGCTGAGAGAATAGATGCTAACCTTATGAATGTACCCCTTGACCAATTAGAGAATTTGTCAAAGGATATGTTTGATAAGAAGATGCATAAGTTAACTGATAAGGGTGTAGGCAAATTAATTGTCAAGGAATATCCTACAGGTGCTGCAAGTTCTATTCATTTTAAAGCATTATTAAAAGAATTAAAAATTAAGAGAAACTTTAAACCTGATTTGATTTGTATAGATTATCTAAACATATGTGCAAGTTCACGTATGAAAGCTTTGGGTGGAGCAATAAATTCATATACTTATGTGAAGGCAATTGCTGAAGAATTGCGTGGCTTGGCTGTAGAGTATAATTTACCTATTGTCACAGCCACACAAACCACACGTTCTGGGTTTGCCAGTTCAGATATTGGACTTGAAGATACCTCAGAATCATTTGGTTTACCAGCAACAGCAGACTTAATGTTTGCTATTATATCTACTGATGAGTTAGAAGATTTAAATCAGTTAATGATTAAACAATTAAAGAATAGATATAATGACCCAACAGGAAAAAATAAAAAGTTTGTTGTTGGAGTTGACAGGGCTAAGATGAGATTATATGATGTGGAAGATACAGCCCAAACTTTAAATGTGCGGGACGACCCGCCAGTGATAAATAAATATGAGGATTTTAAACATGAGTAATTTATTAACAGCTGAAGGTTGGGGAAGTAAATATACACACCTAGCTAAGGAAATATCTACATGGAGTAAAGACCCAAGCACTAAAGTTGGTGCAGTAGTTATTGGCGAACATGGTCAATTGTTATCTCAAGGATATAATGGTTTCCCAAGGGGAATAAAAGATTCTGATGAGAGACTAAATAATCGTGAAAGAAAATATGAATTAGTTGTCCATGCTGAAATGAATGCTATATATAATGCATCTTTGTCTGGTGTATCTTTAAAAGATTCTACTTTATATGTTTATGGTTTACCTATTTGTAATGAGTGTGCTAAGGGAATAATTCAAGTTGGGATTAAAAAGGTTGTTGCTATGAGACCACAGATATATAATTCTCAATGGGATAAATCAAATAAGAATGCAGAAGCTCTACTTAGAGAAGCTGATGTTATGTATTTAATTGATGTAGAGGAAGAGTTATGAAACCAGGACCGTTAAAGTCGGCATTTGAAACAAGCACCAAAGGTGTTTTATATCAAGAATTTATTACATATAAAATTAATCTTAATGGTTGGTTGACTAAAGAAACAGTTACACGAAGCTTTAAACATGATGGCAATTACCATGACACTACACATCACTTGCCTTTGGTAAAAATTAATGAGTAAACTATCAGACAACGCAAAATATAAAGGATATAAGTATAAGAAATTCTGGGATGGATTGCCGGAGGTTGTCCATAGTAAAGACCACCCTCATGACTATGTTGATTTATTTAAAAAATTAAATCCTGTTGACCCAAAGACAGGCCACCCGAAGGATGATGATGAGTAAGACAGTAATACCTTATGTTATACGGAAAAGAGACCATAATAAAAATATTATCTCTAAGAAATATTTAAGTCATGGAACATTTAGATGTAAGCGTCATCCAAATTCTAAAAGATGCAAAAATGGATAATTGGAAAGAATGGTTAGCAACAATAATTATATTACCAATCTTTATAATTGGCTTTATAGTATTATATACTATGATGATTACAATAAGCTTAACAGCAATGATAATTGATTGGTGGATAGCAATACCATATCAAAGGAGAAATGGAAAAAATGAAAGAAAAAATTAAATGGTTTATAATTGGTTTCCTATTAATGATGGGAACACAAATTTTAGCAAGCACAATTAACCATAGTGCAGTAATACAAGACCACTATCGTGAAGTTATTTATTTAGAACCATATTCAGTTGAAGTATGTAGTAATGAACAAATAGTAGTTGGAAATCAAGCAGATGTTTTAAATGGTGCTATATGGGGAGCAATCTTCGGTGCAGTTGTTGGTGATGCCATAGATGATGAAGGTGGTAGAGTACCTGGAGCAGTAATTGGTGCATTGATTGGTGCTGAAGAAGGACAAAATCAAGGTGTAGTAACTACCACAGGAATGGTATGTAGGACTGAACAACATAAAACCTCAAAGTCAGTTAATGAGTATAGTCATTCAACTATTAGATTTGATTATGAAGGGTCTTATTATGAAATCGACTTTATTAAAAGATAACATACCATTTAGAAAATGGTCATTTGTTGACCAACATGGTAGGGATGATGAACATTGGTACGTCCGATTAGAGGGCGGAGAATTCAATAATGTCATTTATAGATATACTGATATTAAACTTAATGATAAAACTGAGTCTATAAATTTTGATTATGAAATAGTAGACTATCCAACGGAAAACCCTCATGGAATGCCTGCATTTAATTTGGCATTAGGAGATATATTAAAAAGCATATTAGACGACGCAATGGAAAAACAGGACTATGTGCTAGGTAAAAAGTAATGAACGTAAAAGAAACGCTGACAATTTTGTCAGAAGAGTGTGCAGAAGTTATACAAGCAAACTCTAAATTAATAAGGTTTGGCCCGTATGATGAAGAGCACGTAGCTGAATTAGAAAGAGAATTAGCAGATATAATGGCTATGATTATTGTCCTTGAGTATTATGGATATATTAAGATGGAAAACATTAAAGAAGGGATAATCCCTAAGCTTACAAAGCTAAAAAAGTATTCCAAAATCAAAAACCTGAATAAAATCATTAAGAATTTATAATTATATAAATAGCTTTATATCTAATATTATATAAGGCTATTTAATGTTATCATTTCAAAATCACATAGACGAGGCATCAGCTCTCAAATTTTATAACTTACTTCCTAAGAAAGTAAGGCATACAATTAATAGAATCAAAAATAGAGATAAGTATAAAGCCGCCTTGCTTATGATAAAGCACTTAAGAAAAGACCCTGATGTTATATCAAGAGGCTTAAATAAAGCTAGGATTCAAGGCATTGCTGCTGATTATTTTGGTTTAAATCATAGAGAATTATCAAAGGTATTAAATCGCCAAACAAGATATGAAGTAAGAGATTATAATATTGGTAAAGAGATAGGAAATCTACTAATGGAGTCTTATACAATAAATTATTCTAGGAAATCAGATATTAGTATGATAAAATATTCAGATGAGCAATTTGCAGAGATAGAAAGTTTATATAAAAAACTAGGAGCTGATTCTTTAATATTTGACCCTGGAAAGAAAAAATTTAAAGTTAATTCAGCTTTAGATGGTAAATATAAGTTAGGAGATTTAGAAGCTTCATATAAAAAGTTAGTAGGTCCTAAGGGTGGTTCATTAATGGTTTGGGGTACAGGCTCTGTTAAAAAGACATCAGCAATTGAATTAGCTTCTTTTGGTATTGCCACAGCCACAGACTTTTTAGAATTCTTTCAAGCAATTGGATTATTCATAAAAGTACCTTTGGATGCAAGTAATCTAAAAACCGAATTAGGTAAACTAACAATTGTTGGTGATTTCCAAATACGTAGTTATATTAAAGAATGGGAAAAGTTTATTGCTTATATTGATGCAGATAAATCAATGGGTAAGGATGTTATGATGCTTGTGAATGGTTCACACTATTACCGCGTTAAGGAAGCTGACTTTGGTAATCCATACGTGGTTTGGTGGGGTATTAGGAATTATTATACAGCTTTAAAAAGCAAAGAAGGTCTTGAAACAGATATTAAACCTAACACAGCAGATGTTGTCCTTATTGATGGTACACCAGCAGCATTATATAAAGCATTAAAAACTGATGACCCAGTTGTAACTAATGATGACACGGGTATGCTGTCATGTGGTGGTATTAATTGGTTCCAAATATCTTTAAAGAAAGCTGAGGGTGGTGCTAAACTTGGTAAGATTACAAAACTTCTTAAAGGTAAATATACAGTTGATGGAGAAGTCCAAAGCAATATGGATAGGGCAGGAGTATCTGATTTATTTACTGAAGAAGCATATGCACAATTATTGGCAGAAGGATTCTTTGGAGATGCCGCGGCCAAAATGAAAAAAATTGGTGGTGATGCTCTTAAAAAATTCAAAGCGGCCGCAGTTAATATATTAAAATTTGGTAAAAGACTTTTTGCTAATATAGCTAAGCTAGGAAAGAAATATGAGACCTCAACAATGAAGGATATTGAGAGGCTAACCAAAAGAAGTAAATACCTTAAAGAAAATTTAAATGAAATGTCTTCCACCGCTATGCTAAGAGCTATTGTAGAAGACCCATCTTTAAATAAAAAATATCTTGGTACTATTAATAGAGAATTTAATAATGTTGCAAAGGCTAAAAATACTAATGTTGTAAGTGTAAATATGCCAAGACATAAAATGACATTAGCTAATTTAAAAGCACCAGGTGCACTTAATTTTTTGGTAAGTAATGTCATATCATTCAAGCTTATTACTGATATTATTGATGATGTTAATAAGAATGGTATTGATGTTATTAATGATTTGAATAGAAGTATGGCTATGGGAGATACCAAATTGCCAGTTGTTAAAGTATATGGTAATTATAAAAAAGCTGATTATGATATTATTACTGTCGGTAAAATTAGTCAAGCTGCACCAGAGAGAGATGGTGGACCAATTAAAGTTTTAAAGGTTGCTATATTACCATTAGATAATTATTGGGTAATTAATATGTGGATATTTGCTGAGTTAAATAAAGGTATAGCAAAATACCATAAAGTAGCATTTAAGAAGAGTGGTTCTAGTGCATTCAATTATAATATTGAAGGTACAACAACTGTCCCAGAAGATAAAATAACAGAATTTCCAATGAGATGAATTTAAAAAGACACATACAAGAAGCTAAGAATACACACATGGTCCATATAGAAGATATGGTCATAGATGGTGGTGTGAAAGGAGCACGTGCGGCTATCTTTGCTTTAAGAGATTTGAGGGATATGTTAGGTGGTACTACTAATGACTCAAAAGAAATTACAGTTAAATGGGATGGAGCACCAGCTGTATTTGCTGGTATTGACCCAAGCGATGGTAAATTCTTTGTTGCTAAAAAAGGAATATTCAATAAGAATCCTAAAGTATATAAGAGCGTTAAAGATGTTAAAGCCGATACCTCTGGAGATTTAGCAGCTAAACTCACAGTAGCATTTCAAGAATTAAGTAAACTTGGTATAAGAAAAGGAGTCTACCAAGGTGATATTATGTTCACTAAAAAAGACTTAAAAAATCAAACGATTGATGGGCAGAAGTATGTAACCTTCCACCCGAACACTATAGTATATGCAGTACCCGTTGGAGCAGCTAAAGAAATTAAAGCAGCAAAAATCGGTGTAGTGTGGCATACTTATTATCAAGGCTCGACCTTTGAATCAATGAGTGCATCCTTTGGTGTATCCATTGCAGCATTTAAAAAACCTAGGAGTGTATGGCAGAAATCTGCTAGCTTCCCAGATATTTCTGGTCTTGCCACATTAACCAAAAAGGAAACAGATGAAATTACCACACATATATCCAACGCCGGAAAACTCTTTCAAAAAATCTCCGCTGGTGCGCTTAAAGACGTATCTACAGATAAAGATATTAATTTATTTATTAATACCTTTAGAAACACGAAAGTTAGAGCACAAAGTGAAATTAGCAACACAACAAAACACGCAGAAGAATTAGTCCAATGGATTCATGACAGATATGACAAAGAAATAGATGCTTTAAAGACCCAAGCTGGTAAAGATAGAAAGAATAATTCTAAGATTGCCGCACTTCAATGGTTTAATGATGCGAATAAGGCCGATTTAGTAACCATGTTTGACATGCAGAATGAACTTGTGTACGCTAAGAGGAAGCTATTAACGCACCTTGACAATATGGATAGTATAAATACTTTTGTAAAGACTAAAGATGGGTTTAGAGTAACAGGTGCCGAAGGATACGTTGCCATAGACCACTTAACTAACGGTGCCGTTAAAATTGTTGACCGAATGGAATTCAGTTATAATAATTTTAGTAAAAATATAATCAAAGGCTGGGAGACCGAATCACGATGAAAGAAAAACCAATAAATGTCCAACAAGCATTAGAACAAATGGGTAATAGACCCATACCATATACAGATGTTAATGAGGCTAAAAGGATAAGACCCATTAAAGGCCTTTGGACACCCAAACAAATGTATAAACAATTAGCAAATACAGAAAAAGCATATAATGAATTAAGACAACACACCGATTTTATATTCCAAATGGATGCTGATGTTGGTCCAAGTGGTGGTGATAATTCTGGAAAATACTTTGCTCAATATTCAATAATGACCAAAGCACTTGACGAATTTGAAATGGGTTTAGAGAGAGCTAAAAAAGTAAAACACTAATGACATTAAGAACCTTTAAAGAACATTTAATTAGAGAGGCGGCCTCAAAGACGGTCACGGTAAACTGGGGTCGTTTTAATCCTCCCACTATTGGCCATGAAAAGCTCTTAGATATTAGTATGTCTAAAGGTACTGGTGACCATAGGGTATACGCAAGTCAAACTCAAGATTCTAAAAAGAATCCATTAGAGTGGAAGACCAAAATTAAATATATGCGTAAGGTATTTCCTAAGCATGCAAGACATATCCTTATGGATAAAAAGGTTAAAACAATTTGGGATGTAGCAGTTGCTGCATATAAAGATGGATATACAGAATTTGAATTAGTTGTTGGTGATGATAGGCACCAAGAATTTGTTAAACTTTTAGATGATTACAATGGTAGAAAAGCTAGACATGGATTTTATGAATTTGATGTAATAGATGTTATGAGCGCTGGTGTGAGAGACCCAGATGCTGATGGCGCAGAAGGTATGTCAGCCTCCAAGATGAGAGCAGCTGCTGAAGACAATGACTTAATTGCATTTACCAGTGGTCTACCAAAAAGATTTAAAGATGCCAAAGGACTTATGAAAGCAGTTCAATCTGGTATGGGTATAAAGGAATCAAAATTTTATAGACAAGATATAAAATTAAGTCCAGTCTCAAAACTTCGTGAGAGGTATGCGGCTGGCAAACTATTTAATGTGAATGATGACATAGTAACTAATGATGGACAAAAAGGTACAATCAATAAACTAGGGAGCAATCACGTTGAGGTGAAACTGAGAGGAGATGGAAAGTTTAAAAACTTTTGGCTTTCAGATATTATTACTACATAGGAGAAAGATATGCCACTAGAAAAAGTAGGTTGGTTAGCTACTGGAACAGCAGACGCTGGAGGTATTGTAAGTCCAACTGGAGAAAGATTAGTTGCGGCTGCTTTAACTCAAGAAGAGCAAGATAAATTCAACGGTGTTAAACCAAAGAAGAAAAAATCTGAAGCTGCATCATATTCCAATAGGTCCTCAAAGGATGACTTAGAAGAGTATGGTAGAACTATTGGAGTTGAGTTTGATAAACGTAAAAGTAAGTCAAGTT